ACTGATTTTGTTATATTCCCTGTACTATGGTCATTATTACAAGCTTTAAGTAAAGGTCAAGTAACAAGTCAATGGCAACCATTGACATTACAAGGTGCTGGATTATACCACATTGCTATGGGCGCAGTTCTTGGTATTGCAGCATATGGTAGAACTAAAGAAAAAATAGAGGGCGCTACCAAGAATTAACTATTGACAATCTAACACTCTGTTGATATAATTAATGAATGGACCACTATCAAACATTAGGCGTAGATAAAAACGCTACGCCAGAAGAAATTAAAAGAGCATACAGAAAATTAGCAAGTAGTAATCACCCAGACAAGGGTGGTGATACTGCTGTTTTTCAAAAAATCCAAAACGCATATGATGTGTTAAGCGATCCGCAAAAACGGGAACAATATGACAGTCCGGGAGTTCAAGGATTTTCAGGATTTAATGGCCCCGGTGGATTTCACTTTAATGTCAATGGTATGGATATGGGTGACATTTTCAGTCAATTTTTTGGCGGACAAGGCCCTGGACGACAACGACAACAAAAACCTATTTTTAGAACCGTTGTTGCTATCACAATACAGCAATCATATTTTGGTTCTCAGCAAGTATTAAATTTACATACTCAACAGGGCCCAGTAAGTGCTACCATAAATATACCTAAAGGTGTAGATAACGGCAATCAAATAAGATATGACAATCTCATCGACGGTGCGTCACTCATAGTTGAATTTAGAGTTCATACTGATTTCAAATATGAAAGACAGGGCCAGGACTTATATTCTCCTCAAAAGATAAGTGTGTTAGATTTAATCGTAGGTACTAAAATCGAATTTGTTTCTATTTCTGGAAAAACATTTGAAGTCATTGTTCCACCTAACACACAACCATTCATGCAACTAAAAATCGCAGGTCAAGGTATGCCCATTCCGAATACTGATCAGTACGGGGACCAAATACTCTTGCTAAAACCCTTTATACCTGATAAAATAGATAATAGAATAATCGATAGTATTTCGATGTATAGAAATTAATTTAATATTTTAAAGGAATTATAGAATGCAAAATTCACCTGAGATTGAAAACATTATCGAAAAAGCTATTGGGTTTGCCAAAGAAAGAAAGCATCAATATTGTACAGTAGAACACTTATTGATGGCATTAATTTCTCATCCCCCATTTAAAAAGTGTTTGGATCAATTTGGTGCAGAAACTGAAGCAATGATTCAAGAGGTAGCTAATTATCTAGATAGTCTACATGCAATTGTAGTTACAGAAGAAGACTATCAACCAAAACGAACAACATCACTTGAACGAGTTATAAACCGTAGTGTTACACAGGTTTTATTTACTGGTCGTAGGCATGTTACTACGATTGATTTATATCTAAGTATTGCTGCTGAGGGTAATAGTCATGCACACTACTACCTGCTAAAATATGGCATCAATAAAAATGAATTCATTGTGTTTTGGCAGAAACATTACAAAAATGATGATTTTGCTCATACACTATCTAGTGATCAGGCTGATGAAATCCTTGAAGAATATACTATCAATCTTACTAGTTTGGCTAAACAAGGAAAAATTGAACCATTGATCGGTAGAACACAAGAACTAGAAGATATTATTAATGTTCTTGCTAAGAAATTTAAATCCAATGTATTAATGGTTGGTGATCCAGGTGTTGGTAAAACAGCAATTGCTGAAGGATTGGCACAAAAGATTAATGACGGAGAAGTTCCTGAATTCTTAAAAAATCATGAGCTTTTTAGTTTAGAAGTAGGTAGTTTACTTGCTGGTAGTAAATATCGAGGCGACTTTGAAGAAAAAATAAAAGCTGTCTTTGATGCATTGGTTATCAAAAAGAATGCGATCTTGTTCATTGACGAGGCACACACCATGCAAGGTAGTGGCAGTTCAAACAACAGTAGTTTAGATTTTGCTAACATGATTAAACCTGCAATTACTAAAGGTAATTTAAAGGTAATAGCAAGTACTACTTGGGAAGAATTCTATGATAGCTTTGAAAAAGATCGGGCATTGATGCGTCGATTCTATCGTGTCTCCATTGATGAGCCAAGCTACGATAGCACTATTAAAATTCTAAATGGGTTGAGTGCTAGATTGAATGAGTTCCATAATGTAGAAATCACAGAAGAAGCTGTAAAGGCAGCAGTTGATAGTTCTGCTAGATATATTAATGATAGAAAAAACCCAGATAAGTCTATTGACCTATTAGATGCTGCATGTGCAAAACAAAGAGTTGCAAATAACATCGGTGCTATCATCACCAAAGAACTTATTTTTGAACAAGTTGAAAAGTTTACAGGAGTTCCTGCTGATAAACTCAAAGGTGATAATTTGGATCTTATTAGTAATCTTGAAGTCAACATCAAAGGTAAACTTTACGGTCAAGATGAAACTGTCCAGCAAGTCTTAGATCGTGTTTATGTGAGTTTTGTTGGCATCGGTAATGAAACAAAGCCACAAGCAAGTTTCTTGTTTTTGGGACCAACTGGTACAGGTAAAACAGAATTAGCTAAGTTGCTAAGTAAAAATCTTGACATGCCCTTGTTAAAATATGATATGAGTGAGTATAGCGAAAAACACTCAGTATCTAGTTTGATTGGACCTCCCCCTGGATATGTAGGATTCAATGATAGCCAAGTTAGTGGTGGTCGTTTAATTAGTGACTTGAGCAAAAATGCACATGCAATTATGTTATTTGATGAGGTAGAAAAGGCACACCCTGATATCTTCAATATCTTTTTGCAAATGCTTGATGAAGGTCGTATCACTGGTAGTAATGGTAAAGAAGTATCATGTAAAAATGCTATCATCATTATGACTAGTAACTTGGGCAGCAGTAACAGTGAACGCAATACTATTGGTTTTGGTAATCAAGAGAAAACAGGCGAAGATGATAAGGCATTGAAAGAATTCTTTAAACCAGAATTTCGCAATCGTATTGATTTAGTGTGTAAGTTCAATAAGTTGGATACTCTTGCAATTAAGAAAATCGTGGTAAAGTTTACTGAAGAACTTAAAAAAGTGTTAGTAGATAAACATAATATTTCATTGAATCTTTCTGAACCCGTGATTGAATATCTAGCAGAAAAGGGCTATGATAGTAAAATGGGAGCTAGACCACTCGCACGAAAAATTGATGAAATCATTAGAGTGCCATTGTCTAAGAAAATCTTGTTTGAGCGAATTAAAAATGCTAACATAACTGCTTTATTAAAAGACAATGAAATCGTTTTTGATATTTCACAAAAATTAACAGCTAGGATAAATGATAATGGGATTATTGAAGTCAGTTGATACAGTTCCTGGTATCGACTTTTATGAATACCGAGATTTTGATTACTATAACAAATATGAATACCGTGTAAAATTTACTTTACCGGGAGTTAGATATTGTTATTATACCCCCACAGTTGAATCTTTTATGGAAAGATATAAATTAACTTCTGGGTATAGATCCATACGCAAAGAAGATAAACCTAGTGTTGACAAACATTTAGAAGCAATAAAATCTTTTATTGTATGGAGAAATCTCAACAAAAAAGATAAACAAATAACTGTTAGAATAGAGTTTAATTCAGCTTCGATTTTTAGCAATGATTTATCTTTACTAAAAACAATAGAAAATATTGATCCTAATTTATCATATGAATATACGCAAGTTAAAAAATCTCAATTTCAGGGTGTAAAATATTTTGTAAAAAAACCTAAATATTCCTATAGAATTTATTTAAAATCAAAACTGATTTCAAAAGATTTTACAAAAGATTTTTCTGCATTATTACAGCAAACCAAAGAGTTACAACCTAGCTCGGCATTAAAACGCTGGATATTGGGGAGTTCAATTAATCCAAATAGTTGGAAATATAGATATCTCAGTTCCAGCTATTTTGTCGAGTATAACCAAGAAAGTACAATAAGCTATCTAGCACTAATGCACGGGGAAGTATTAGGAAGACGGTACAAATTAGAAAAGCGACCATAACCATCATAAAATGATAAATACTCTAATAAATGGAGTATTTTCATGGCCAAGATAGTTGAGGACATTGTTGTATTAAAATTTAGTAAAATAATTAAAGATTCTGATGCAGACCCTACATCAGCAGCATCAAACGATACCATAGCGGCACTAGAACAAGTCGCACAAGAATTAGTAGGTGATTCAGTAATTGTTGAGGTCACAAGAGCATAATGAGCCAAACAACTACATTAATCTTGTTACCACAAACAGCCTATCTAAATCCAGGTAATGGTGCTAGTTACACTGTTGTTGGAAATACACAACCTGCTGCTGCCTATTATTTAGGCAATCAAGACTTACAAACAGTAAACATAAGCTTAACTAATGTTACTGGAAATATTGTCATTGAGGCAAGCTTAGCCACAACACCTTCCAATACAGATTGGTTCAAGGTTTATGAACTAGTAGCCAATGCAAATGCTGCAAGTAATTCTGCACCAAAAATTGCAAGCAATTCATCTTCATATACCAATGTTGAAGGTAACTTTGTTTATATGAGAGCTAAAGTTACTGATTTTAAAGGTGGAACTATTAATTTTACTAAACTGAGTTATTAATATGAATATATTAAACGAAGGTGGAAATGTTGTCCCTAACGCAGTTCCTATCAAAAGAGAAAACTTTAGTACTGCTACTAAAAATCTACAAAAGTTATTACCAATTGGTATGAACTTATATCCTATTGGTAGCGCAGGTAAAAAAGAAATTTCAAGCGATATTGATGCATTGATAGATGCTGGTGAATTAATGAAGGCATTTCCTGCTAAAGAATTAAAATTAAGTCGCAAGGCACTAGAAGATTATTTCAAAGAAAAAGGATTATTTGCTGCAAGAACAGGTGTAAGTGTTCATGTGGGTGTGCCTACAGGAAACAATGATGAAATAGTTCAAGTAGACTTAATGGCTGTAGAAAATGCGGCAGATGTAGTACCATTACATACTCATGATTATACTGATACTACTATGAAAGGTGGCACACTTCATGCAATGTGGGCAGATTTAGCCAACATGAGTTCTATCCCAGGACATAATAGTTTAATGATGAGTCCATATAAAGGATTAGTTGATAGAGAAACCAAAGAGCTTATTACTAGCAATAAGGATAAAATTGCTAAAGTTATCATTGGACCTAGTGCTAGTGCAGATGATATGGGCAATCCAACAAAAATGTTAAAAGCATTAGAAAAGTATCCTGAGAAATATAAAGCAATAAAAGAAAAGTATTTCGGTACACCCTCTATTCAAGAATGGTTCAGAAGAACATTGGATATACTAAAATGAAAATAACACATTTACTTTCTGAAGCAGCTAATCCTAAAATAGGAAGAAAATATCAACATATTGAAGACTTGGTATTGAGTGACGGTAGCCATGGTGCAATGCATGCCATTGAACGACTAAAGCATATGGGTGAAGAAGGTGGAAGCATCGAACTTAAATGGGATGGAATGCCTGTAGTATATTGGGGCCGTGACGAGCAGGGTAATTTCAGTATGATTCCAAAAAATGCTTGGCAATACTTAAAAAGCGGCAAGACTACAACTAGCAGCGGCGCACCTACAGTAATGCGCAGTCCTGAAGATATAAAAGCATTTGTATTAGGTACAGGATCAGGTGACCCAGAAGTAAGAAAACAATTTGCAAATCAATTTGCAAGTTTATGGCCATATTTTGAAAAGATTAGTCCTGAAAAGGGTTATTTAGAAGGTGGACTATTATTTTATCCAGGCAATAAACCTGATGGACAATCAGCGATGCCTGTGTTAAACAAAGAAACTAATACATATGATTTTCAACCTAACATAACAACTTTTCATATTCCCGTCGATAGTGATTTGGGTAAAAAGATTGCAAAGTCTAAAGTAATGGTTGCTGCTACAGGTTACTATCCTTCATTGGGTTCTAGTGATGAGCAACGATTTCCTGATGCTGAAAAATTAAGTGTTCCTGGAGTTATCGTACAAGGCACTACTTATGTACAAGAACCTCAACAAATCGATTTAAAAACACTAGACAATTTAGAAAGATTTGTACAAACTAATAGTAAATTAATTGATAACTATCTAACTCCTAAACCAGGATTAAGTAATCCAGGCAATGAAATTTATACATACTTAAACAAACATTTACGCACTGAAGGTCTTACAAAAGACTTTCCAGATTGGGCTAAAGAAAATCTTAGTCCTAAAAAGGCTGAGACTTTGTTATCAGACCCTAAAGGATTGCAAGCAACATTGGGTGCTGTGGAGGGAATAATGAAAGTTAAAGAACAATTAATTTCAGTGTTATCACAATCTACTCATGGTGGTATAAAACAAACTAAACCTGAAGGATATGCACAAGCACATCCAGGCAAGCAATTTAAATATGATTTACCCGGACAGTTTATAAAAACTATTAGCCAACAAACTTGGAGTCCAAAAGAATCAGTAGTAAAAGAAGATGTAGGTACTAAATCAGCAGTAATCGGTTGGGGTCGTGGTATGGGGCATACAGGACATGATGCATTAGTACAAGCTGTTATACATCAGGCTGAGAAAACAGGTGCGCAACCATTTTTTGTTGTTAGTAGAAGTTTTGGAAAAGATGATCCTATTCCACCAGAGACAAAACTAAAAATGTATCAGAAGAAGTTTCCCAAATATGCTAATATGTTTAGCTTACCCTCTGCTGATAAACCAACTATTAATGATGTGTTGGCAAATTTAGCTGATAATGGTTATGCTAATGTAACACTAGTTGTAGGTGCAGATCAAAAAACTGCATTTGGTTATTTAACAAGTCCAGCTAAGAGTACAGGTATTCCACCTTATAAAAGTTTTGGCTTAGATAGTTTGACTGTATTAAGTCGTCAAGATACAAAAGCACCTACAAGTGATCCTGACAGTCCTGAATATCACGAAGGACCAAGAGCTACTCCAATGCGTCAAATATTAATGGATCCTGATAAAACAGAAAAAGAGCAATTTCAAGTATGGCGTCAATCTATGAGTTCTTCATTGTCAGATGAGGAAGTTTTAGATATGATGAGAACCGCAAAAGAAAACTTAGCTAAATTTAATTTACCAAAACCAAAAATTAAAAAGCTAAAAGAGTTTTATCAACGAGTTAAACCATTATTGAACAATGCTACACCAGAACAAAAAATTAAATTTCTAAAATTAGTTAATGAAGCTAGAATGTCTTATAAAGAAGCTGAAAGTAAGGTAATTGATAAGACTGTTAAAGATTTAATTAATCCACCCAAAATAATGCAACTACGGTCTAAGCGAGATAAAGAGCGTGAAGAACAATATAAAAACGCCCAACTTAGACGAGTAGATGAAGATTATCTAGACGAAAAATAATTTCACCCCTCTTAACAGATGTAAATAATTATATCTTTTAAGAGGAACATATGGCAACAAGAAAATCTAAAAAATCTGAAGAAAAAACTGTACCAGTTGAAAAACTTCAAGAGGTCGCAGAACAAGCACAAACCGAAGACAAAGAAAAACCAGCAGCAGGGTCTGTTCAAGTAAATGTAGATTATTTACGAACAACTAAAGTTCATATATCTATGCCTTGCTATGGTGGTATGCTCACTGAATCAACTTTCATGTCTTTCATCAAGTGGGCTAACACTGCCCGTCAACTTGGCATTGATTGGACATTGGAAACAATGGTCAATGAGAGCTTAATTAGCCGAGCACGAAACACATTGACTGCTAAGTTCTTAGACATGTCAGACGCAACACATTTATTCTTTGTTGATGCTGACATTGGTTGGGAGCCATGGCATCTATTAGTATTATTGAATCGTGATGTTGATGTTATTGGTGGTCTATACCCAATGAAAACTATGCCAATTAAATGGGTAGTTAATGGATTTGAAGGTGCAGAAGAAGGTACTGATGGATTACAGGAAGTAAGTAAAGCAGGTACAGGTTTCTTGTTGATGAAGAAGCATGTATTTGAAAAACTAAAAACACATCCTGCAGTTAAGCAATACAAGAACGATATCGGTCTAGATCCTAAGTATGACCAACACTTGAAAACATACTTTGACACAGCAGTTCGTCAGAACCGTTACTACAGTGAAGACTGGACATTCTGTGAAAACTGGCGCGATCTAGGTGGTAAAGTTTGGGTTGACAAACGAGTGCTATTGCGTCATAGTGGAAGCTATGTGTTTGCAATGGAAAATCAAGAACATCTATTAAAAACAATAGGACCTATGTATGTCGATTCGTTAAAAACACAAGGTGTTAAACTTATTGACAAAGACGGGAACGAAATCAAGTAAATAAAAGGGCGTAACAGCCCTTTTATTACATTATACCAGAGTATTGTATATCTATTATTGATAAATACTTAGTTATGAATATACAAGAACTTAATTCCTTTCGCATGGCTGATGCCATAACTTTCCATGATACACTTAATCCAAAGTTATGGAACAATAATAAATTGCGTCCGGAAGTAAAGAAGCAGCTAGAAATTATTGCTCAAGATTTCTTAATGGAATTAGGAGTCAACGAGTTAGATGTTACTGATATTACAGTATCAGGATCGAATGCAGCATACAGTTATACTCCCCATTCAGATTTAGATTTGCATATTTTAGTGAATCTAAAAGATTTACCAAATAATGAAATATACAAAGAACTATTCAATGCTAAAAAAACATTGTATAATGATAGCCATGATATAAAAATACACGGTGTTCCTGTAGAATTATATGTACAAGATGCTAGTGAACCAGTTGTTAGTTTAGGTGAGTATAGCATTAAAAATGATAAATGGTTAAAAATACCAAGTAAGCGTAGAGCAAATTTTGATCAAGCTGCTAGTAAATTAAAATACAATAAACTATTAGAATTAATTCAACATGCATTATCCTCAGGTAAGTTGAAAAAAGTTCAAAAGATAATTACTAAAATAAAACAATATAGGCAAGCAGGATTAGATAAAGGCGGTGAGTTTGGGCCAGAGAATCTAGCATATAAAGCATTGCGTAGTCAGGGTTACATTACAAAGTTATATAAATTAAGAGATAAACTACATAGTGAAAAGTTAACTATTGAAACTATGTATAAAAATGTAACTGATGAAGACTATGATCCAAATGGTCCTCCTCCTGGACCAGAGTTTAAGCCCACTATGCCAGCAGGCACAGTTAAAGTAGATGTTAGTGATGTGTATGATTGGTACAAGTTAGGCCAGCATGTCAGTAATCTTAAGGGTTTAGGTAAGCATGACTTTGGCAAAGGGCCCCCTAGCACTATAATGGCATTCGGTGATGAAGATACTGAGCATGAATATATTAAAGATTTAGAAAAAACGGGTCTGACAACTACCGATATTGATCCATTCGATCCTAATCAACCTAAAGGTATGAAGCGTCAGAAAGTTGACCCTACATACAATGTGGCGGAAGGTTTGGAGCAAACATTATCGTCAATGGTAAGCCAAGATCAGGCTGAGCGGAATGAGTATGCAACCTTTGTAAAAACACAAGCAGGTGGTGATTGGTCCAAAGGGGCTAAAATGTATGCTCAACTTAAAAAAAGACCCAGCAATGATATATTTGGTGATGCAACAAGATTAAATCAATTTATGAAAATGAAGTTTGATTTTGATAAATTTACCAATGAAGATTGGGACAATTATTGGTTGTTAGCA